CGAGGAGGATGACATGTCAGAACCAACCATCGTTGAAGCCGCACTAGCGACTCAACCAATCTACGCAACCGCCAAGCGCGAGTTCGTACTTCCAAGCGCAGGCGAGTTCATGGCCGCGTATCACATTGGTGGAGACACCTTCGCCAACATGAACGCCGCAGTTGCCGAATATTCCAACGGCAAGCGCACCGCACTTCAGGCCGCCGCTGGCGATGTCCTAACAAGTGACACACCGGGATTGCTCCCAGTGCCAGTCCTCGGCCCTCTCGTGCAGGATCTGAACTTCTTGCGCCCGTGTGTCGAAGCAGTGGGCGCACGCGCTTATCCTGACAACGGACAGTCCAAGACATTCGTGAGACCCACCATTACGACCCATACCTCAGTGGCCACACAGTCCACCGAATTGAGCGCAGTGTCGGCAACCACAATGGTCATTGCTGCAAACACAATTTCCAAGACAACCCTTGCAGGGCAGGTCACTTTGTCCGAACAAGACATCTCGTTCACTAGCCCCCAAGCGATGCAGTTAATCTTGAACGACTTGATGGGCGAAGCGATGATCGCCAGCGATAACCTCTGTGCAGACAATTTACTGGCCGCCGCAACATCATCTGGCGTGTGGGATCTCACCGTCGCCGACTTGCTGAAGAGTGTCTATGACTCAGCCGTGGACATCAGCAGCAACCGCAACTGGACACCAACGCATATGTTCGTGTCACCAGATGTTTGGGGCCAACTTGGACAACTCGCAGACACCACAGGTCGCCCAGTGTTCCCATTCATTGGCGCAGGCTTGACAGGACAAAACGCTCTTGGTAACGCAACCGCGGCATCATGGAACGGCAACCCACTAGGGCTCCAGTTAGTAGTGGATTCCAACTTCGCTAGTAAGACCATGGTCATCACAAGAGTCGGTCAAGGCCAAGGCGATGCTTATGAGTACTACGAGCAAATCAAGGGCTTGATGTCCTTTGAGAATCCTTCGGTTCTCGGTCGCACTATGAGTTACCACTTGTACGCCAGTACCTTCGCCGCCGTGCCCGGCATGATCCGCAAGATCACCCAAGCCTGATTCCGAACGCAGTCTGAACCATGCCGAACTTCACCATCACACATCAACAGGTGTTGGATAATGTCGGTGTGGTTCAGACCCTCGAATCACAAAGCGTTCTTGTCGGTCAGAATGTCACCATCTCAGGATGCGACGCAACAATCAACGGAACTCAAAAGGTATTCCAAATACCGATCTACTTGTTCACTGGTGTCTCTGATGAAGGTGACTATCTCTTCAACACTGAGGTGGTAGTCAAGAATCAGATCCTCTTCCAAGTCACTGCCGACGATCTTGGTCGGAGCGCAGTTGACCCGGTAGGGACTTTGACTTGGGTAGTGCCAACGAATTGCGATTGGATCACCGTGGCGATGCTCACAGAGTTCTTGGGCATTCAGGGCGCAACTGCGAACGACACCGCATTCATGACTAGCGCAGTTTCGGCGAGTAATGCGTACTGCTTCAAGCGTCGGTCTCAGGCTGGATATCACGACTCAATGACAGTCGTTCCAGATGCGGCCGTACAAGCAGGCACCGTCTTAATGGCGGCCAGCCTGTATAGAGAACGCGGAAGTCTTGATTCCTTCAATTCATTCCAAGACATGACTATCTCGGCACCAGTGGCATCCATGGGGCGCATCAACTCGCTCCTCGGAATCAAGAGAGCGCAAGTGGCATGAGATGGCAGTCACTTATCAATACAATGCGCCGCTTCAGTATTACAACTCGCAAGACTTCACCTATGTCGGCACAGAGATCTATCAGGGCTTCTTTGCGAGCACAATCAACACAGTTGCGGCATCCCTCGTCGCGCTCGGTCTTGTCCCAGTCACCGACCCACGCAACGCAAGACCTCTCACAGTCTTCATTGAACTCCCCACCTTCACATGCTTCAACAATCAGATCGCAGACATCACCATTGACCTTCGAGTCCTCGGAGCCCCACCCGGTAACAGTGACGCGACTGACTACATTCTTGGCGTGGTGGACACGATCATGAACTCACCTATCGCAGTGGTATCGGGCTCCCCGTCTGTCGCCACAATCGGATCAGCAGAACTTCCAGCATACGACCTCACAATTCGGATCGCTTCAAGGCGAGTCCCTTAACCAAAGGAAACAATAATGGCAACTACCGCAACCACCTACTTGGCTAATCCCACAGTCCTCATCGGGGCCGTGGATGTCAGCACAATGTGCTCAGGCGCAACCTTGACTGTCGGCTATGACGCTCTCGAGTCCACATCGTTCGGCGATCTCGGTCATATCTATGTCAAAGGCCTCCAATCAGTATCGGTTGAATTGACAATGTTTGACTACTTCGGCGCAGGCTCCGCAGAGGCGACACTCTTTGCCGCAGTCGGCACAGGAACCACCACTCTGGTCATCTCACCAGCAGGCTCATCAGAATCGGCGAGCAATCCAGAATACACTTGTTCCAATATGATGCTGGCCCAATTCACGCCGCTCGGATCTGCGACGGTTGGAGAATTAGCGGTCATTCAAGCATCGTTCACTGGTGGAACATTCGCACGCGACATCACCCCATAACCCTAGGAGACCCGACATGATAGGAATGACACTCAGAGTTGAGATGCTCAACGGTGAGACATACGAGGCCCCAGTGACCTACGGTGTCGCATCTCGTTGGGAAGATCAACACCCACAGACATCCGTGTCCAAGTTCTTGGATGACATGAAGTTCAAGCAGTTGGCATGGCTCGCGTGGGATGCGTTGCGCACAAAGAAGATCACAGTCAAAGTGTTTGGACAGTTCTTAGACGAAGTGGGAGATATCACCTTCATCCCAAAAGCGGAGGGAAAGTCGGAAGGGCCACCAACCTGATCGCACAGTTAGCGGTGCGCACAGGGATCAGCCCGTTGGATTTGATGGAAACACCGCCAGCAATAATTGATGAGATGATTCGTCTCATCGTTGAACAGAACGAGAAGAAGTAGATGGCCGTAGATCTGACCGCAAGCATGGAGATTGAAGGGCTCAAGGAGTCTCTCAAGATCATCAACAAAGTGGACAAGAAGTTGCGCCTTGAGATCGGTCGCGACATCAAGCGCATTGGTGAGAAGACCGTTGTGGCCGCCATCAACGAGTTAATTCCTTCCGGTGCGCCCATGTCAGGAATGGAGCACCGCAAGCGCACGGGCTGGTATAACTCCAAGAACAAAGGTGTCAAAGTTAAGACGAACACTCGAGGAGCGCGTCGGCGCAACATTGACAAGGGCGCAAAGTATGAGACCATCGCAGTGATCACGGTCGGCACTACTGGCGCGGCATTGGCAATGATGGACATGGCTGGCAGAAGATCAAGCGCAGGAGAAGGCCCACGGGCAAGACCTAACTTTGTGCCATTGCTTAATGAGCGTCTAGGTCGTTCACCGTCTCGGTTCATGTGGGCTGGTGGCGAGAAGGCAATCCCAGACTTCCAGCGTGAACTCGGCCCTACTATTGACCGTGTGATCTATCGCTCAAACCAAGAATTGATGAAGGTGCGCTGATGGCAATTAACCTCCCAATTGTCACGCAGTTCTCGGACAAAGGTATCAAGTCGGCTAAGGCCGCATTTGCCAACTTCAAGACTGATGTCTCGAATGCGACTGGCGCGATGGGCAAGTTTAAGGCTGGAGGCAACGCTGCTCTCAACGCAGTCAAAGCAAACTCTGGAGCGTTAGCACTTGCTGGAGGTGCGGCTCTCGCAGGCTTCGCAGTTAAAGCAATCGGAGCATTCCAAGACCTTGCCCTAGCATCAGGCAAGTTTGCCGACGCTACAGGTCTGTCCGTTGAGCAGGCTTCACGCTTCATTGAAGTCGGTGGCGACATCGGTATTGAGGCCGGCACGATTGAGTCGGCTATCGGCAAGATGAACAAGACGCTTGGCGCAACTCCTGAAGTGTTTAAGCAGTTAGGCGTGGATGTTGTGCGCACTGACTCGGGCCTCACTGATGTGAACGGAACCTTCTTGGCGGTCATTGACAGACTTAACGCGATTGAGGATCCAGCATTGCGCGCTACTACTGCGGCTCAACTCCTTGGCAAGGGCTGGCAGTCAATGGCTGAACTGATCAACCTTGGTTCTAAAGAAGTCCAGAAGTCTCTTGATGCGGTCTCTGGTGCGCAAGTTATTTCCGATGCGGAACTTGCTAGGGCTAAGGAATACCGAGACACCGTGGACAGTCTCAGTGATCTTTGGGCAGGCTTTGTCATTGAGGCTGGCAACGCGTTAGTGGCAGTCACAAACGACTTCAAGCAAGGCACCAGTGGTTGGGAAGGCTTTAAGAAGTCAGTGTCAGATGGCGCAGTTCGC